AATCGTTGACATTTCGTTGCCATAAACTGAGTACCCAATTGGTGTAAAGGGGATTGTGTCTATGACATCACTGATGTTGTGCATTTGCGGCTCACGAACTGTGAGAAAAGAACCAGTTAATTCGACTTGGTCGAGCAAGTTGATGTTCTGGTAAATAGTTCTTTTGATGTCTGCCCCGGCGGGTAGCATCACTATCTTCTCCTCAAGAGGCGTAATTGCTTCAATCTGAATGTGGTCGATTGGGTTGATTTTTGGGCTTAGTGCGATGCCCGAATCCACAGATTCTTCGACTATGAAAGTTATCTCTTTCTTCTCCCTTTCGGGGTAGGATTGCTCCTTAAAGTTGTCAAATGTATCTGTGGGTTCACTACGTGGGCGAGGTGTGTCCGGGTGGGGACCACACGTCATCGACGCGTAGGCCCGGGCTTCCGGGTCTTCGATGTATCCCTGGTCGTCTTCAAAACACGGATCTTCCGGAGAATGATTCGCGTAACAATGAATACAACTGGGAAGTTGTCTAGTGTACCAAGCCACATAGTTCTGGTCGCTAGTGTGTGCGTGCTTGCCTTTTGGGCAATCTATGGCTCGTAGAATTTCGCACACTGGGTAGTTTTTCAGGGTAGGTCCGCGAGGTTTGGTGTCGCGTTTTTCCCTGTCTCCCGTTTGTCTCAGACGTCTGGCGGCGCCATCTAAGGGTGGGGTCTTGACAAAATGTCTGTGCCCCTGAATGCAACAATCTGTTTCGTTACAACATTTGAGGGTTTCCTCTTTTGCGTTGTCGTGATCGTCCCCATCGGAATGAATTTCGATAGGGTCTTCGTTGGGAGTCCAGTTGTCACCTGTAACAGGGACAAACGCGCTTCCTACCAACGTTTTGTAATCACCGTATTTTTCTTCGAACTCTTTGTCGCGTGATTTCCCGGTCTTAGCCGGGGCACGAGTTTTCGAGTTCTGCGTTTTGCTGGTTTTGGTTTTTCCGTGTCTAAACGATTTTTGAGAATTTTTTCCGTTAGCTAGTCCCATGCGCCGCTCTCGCTTTGCATGGGGCCCAGGTCCGCCGGTAGACGCAGGGGCTTGGGTTTGTACACGCACTCTGGCGCCCAACTTATTAGAGGTTTTGGCTCCGGAGACGCCGTTCAACGCAAAGTTAGAAATACTTGTATTCTCATGATTAATCATTTTATTACACTTTACAAATGATAGATGTGCGCTATCAGTTCGGGGCCTGGCCCAGCGTATGCGAACTCCCAAGACATGGAAGCTGCTATTGCTCTGTTTAGAGCTTAATCCACCAGCAAGTGAATACGTTTCTTCAACGCGTAAGTTGTTTTGACTAAAAACTACTGCCCACTCGGAGCAGGTGTTTTGTCGCAAAATGTGCCCGGATACCCCGGGCTGGGACCATGGATTGTTTCCTTACCCCAAGGTTGGTGGGGTTTCTTCATTTAATTTTCTTTTGTCTCATTTTAGGCTTCTTCTTTTGTCCGCGTCTTTTGATTGAGACGCTATGAGTTGAAGTCTTGTACTTAGCTTTGTTGGAGGATGCTGCTCCTTCAATTACTGGGCTGAGTACGGTGGAGACCGCGTGCACTCCTTTGGCGACTGCTCCAATAGGTCCTGGGATCATGGAAGCCATGCCGGATAAAGGTTTAACTAATCCGAGCACGGTCTTCCAAAAATCAGGATTATCTTTGGAGGGGACAGCAGCTGGTAAATTGTTCTGGATTTCTCCGTACAATTTGAATGCTTGGGGGTCTTTTGGGGGGGAGGGTTGAGCAATTCCGTGCAGAAAACTGCCGTAAACGGTCTGCATCTCAACGGAAATCCAATTCTTCAGAATGAAGGACTGATCAGTTCCGGGAGGTACAATGACCTTGAAAACAACGGCGTTGTAGTGGTTGTCCCATAGGATGGGAGCACCTTTAAAGGGCAACGTAGTTCTTCCGACACCCGTGGTAAGGGCGGCGATCGGCGCTTCAATGCGCTCTGCGGACCATGTGTTGTCCAAAAACTGCGTGAACTCAAAATCACCAGAACCGCCATTGCGGTTCATGGAAACTGAGTATGCCCCGTCCTTGACGGTGGACATATAGGCGCCCGTTGACACTGCATCTGCTATGAGTGAACCACCACCTGTGATGGAGTAGACGTTTGGAGTGATGACTCCACCTGCTGTAATCTGGGGAATTGGGGTGAACTCGAGGGGGGTTTTAAAACATTGTACTGTACCGTATTGGTTGAAGGCGTTTGTTGTACATTGAAGTTCGGCTGCAAGGGCAACAACTCGGCCGGCGACGACCTGATCTGTGTTGTTAATGCCGGTTGGACCGGGAGCAGAAAACCACTGGGGAAATTCTGTCTTGGTTTCAATGTATTCTGAGCCTACACTTTCCAATTGAGGATAAAAGTCTGGTGCGAGTGCCCCTAAAGGCATACCACCGTCGGTGGCGACGTAAGAAACTTTGTAAAATGCTTGTGGGATTGTCGGTGGACAGACAATCAATGTTGTCTGTCCTGCGGGACAATCGATGGATGTCATGCGGGTGAACTTTTGAGTAAAAGTGTGACACCCTGATCCATCGGGGATGCGTGGCGCGAGCCCGTTGTCGGGGGCACACGTTGCGGCTTTTATGAAATTTTGGGAGGTTTGGTTAAGGGGAGACATGAGTGTTGTACGACCGGATCTTTCTCTACTTTCAGTTATCTTCCTCAAAGATTGAACAGTACACATAATTGCTGAATAGCTAGTGCTGTTCCAAGAGAGGTTCCTGGGGTGTGGCTGCGGCTGGTATATTGTACCGAGAACTACCTTACTGATAGGATGGGCGTGGTATCCCTCAGATGAGAGAGAGAGGTGCGGGGTGTCGTAAAACTGGTGAATTTTGGTTCAGCTCCCCGCGGGCTGACATCAGGCGGATGGCGGTAAAGGTAACTTTAGAAACTCCGACTGTG